CAAGAATCCAAGGTTGGAATTATATGGTCATGAACTTGGGGAGTTAACAAGTGCATAATGAATTGACCCCGACAGTCCTTTGCCTTTAGACTTTATCGGCTAAATTTGGATTGACTATGATAGGACATGGATACCTATCATCCAATAACTTGTTATACTCACGGGTAGTATTCACAAAAGCAGGCAATCAATCTTATGGTTATTAAAAGACAATAACGAACAATTTCGGCGGAATTACATACAATCCAATAACTGGCGAAACTCACATACAAGTGTCTTAAGACAAAGCTCGACTCGTTAACTCTTTAAGGAACCCTCTTGCTCGAAACTCCTTGCTTAACGGCAACACGGGATAGAACTATTCAGAAAAGGTCATTTAGATTACGACTATTCCTTTAATTCCATAGAGGAACTTTCTTAGCAAATTGATGAGATGGTGTTTAAAGCCGCCTGTGAATAAGAGAGACTAATTTGATCAGACTTCTACTAGACAACTTCTGCATAATAAACTCAATATCTAAAATACATTACTTTAGAGGTTGAAGCATTTTATTAAGGGCTAACGAACGATTTCAAGAAAGAAAGCTTTAGATATAACCAGGGAGAATTGTTTTAAGAAACATGAATATATTCTGGGAATGAAATTGACAAACTTGATTAGCTAACAACAAATAGGTTTACCAAAAGTTGGTGGAATTGATCATGCAGCAGTTTTGGACTAAGACTAAGTTGTTTTGGAGTAGATTGATTAAACTATGTTAGGGAATGTTTTGAATGGAAAGAAGAAAGAAGAGTAATTAATAGCTTAGTTCCCTTACCGTTACTAGAACTTTAAGATCGTTGAAATTTAAGAAGATCAATGCCACAATTTCTTAGGAAATTAAAACTCAAATACTTATAATGCTCCAAATTCATTCCATATTGACTAACTGAGATGGAATTAAATGTTGAAACAAGGTTATAATTCCACTGTCCTCAAGAAATTTTAATTCCAGTTAGGAAACAAGAAGATCAAAACTGGTTAAATGGTTAAATACAGCGCTATCACTCAATTTTGTACTTGTGCTGTCAAAAAATCGACTCTCCTTAAAATCTAAGATTATTAAGGTTAAATCTCATTAGACCAAGCTGCAATGTAGAGTTGTCCGGTCAACTTGATTTATGCCATTGTTTCCCGACAAACAGGAGCTAAAGTATCGCCTTAGAAGTAACATTTGAGGAAATTTGGTGTTTTTGCGAAAGAGTTTATCGATCAGTAGATCAAAGAAATGGAATCAGAAGGTTTCTTGATAGACTACACCGAAAGTCAAATCTAAGAGTATTTGGAGCATGTTAAAGAAGGTGATTCGTATAAAGAGAAAAAATATAGAGAAGCTATAATGAAACCTCAAAATCCTCGTGATAACTACAGTTTGTTTGTGAAGACTGGATAAAACCATACAATTTGGGGAGATAGAATTAAAGAAATAGATTCCAAGAATGACATTAAACCTCGTATAATTTGCTGTCCATCTTATACTATCAGAGCACGTATTGGATTGGCTTCTTATAATGTCCTCAAATATTTGAAGAAAAAGTACAGATAATTCTTTTTATCACGGTCTCCTGACTAAATTTCAGAATAATTTAAAATGCTTAATGATTTTCCTTATACGTATTAGTCAGACTTTTCAGCTTATGATTCAACCAACAATGCTTATTTACGATACGTAGTTGATCACTATTTCATGAACAGGCTGCTCCAAAGAGGATTGTTAAAGTTACCTAATATTTCTGATGAGATGGACGAAGATGCTATGTGCAACATAACATGCAAATTTGATATGACTTCCAAAGTGAAATTTAAAGGTTCTGGAAAGATCTGGGGAACAACTTATAGTGGTCATCCAACTGCAACTACATTGATGGGAACTTTGAGGAATTTTCTTTACCATTTGTACGTCATTTGGTAGAGCCGTCTAGAGATATTTGCCGAACGTTTCAAGTATTTATAAGTTGTCAAAAGGAGAACTAGTGGAGGATTGTCCTATGAAGTCCCAAAAAATTTTCAAAGATTCCTTGCTTTAATTAGAAAAGACCTCCAAATGAGATTTTCAGGTGATGATACCG